TTATTGGTACATATAGAGTTTTGGTGCTGGAATTGTTAGTATATCACTAACTGATTTCAGAGTGTCGAGCCCTTTCCATAAGCGTTACGACGCTTATGGTTAGTGACTAGATAAGATAGAATTTCTTGACACTCCATGTGAGCCTTTCGGCTCATGTGACATTTCTGGCACAATTTTGTAAGTTTTTACTAGTTTGATTAAAACCAGTGGCGTGAAGGAGCCAATCTGACAAACCCGCAACCATGCATTAAATGGTCGTAGATTACACTATAACGATGTGTGTAGTTTTCGTCAATATGTTATCGGAACACCCAGCATCACCCTGGGTTAAAAGGTGGTCGCTGAATGCGTTCAGTATTCAGTTTGAGTTGCGTAGCACAAATTGCCCTGGAATGGACAACAAACAGAGCGCAACGAACGGTAGATCAACTGCCCCATGGGCAGCAAACAGAACCGATTGTCGTATATAGAACGACTTAAACTCCTGAGTAAGACCATTAAACTGCTCCCGACACCCGGTGTCACCAGTAGCTCTGCTATAAAAGAGCGTGGACACATGTTCACTTTGGTATCTATATGTACCAATAAATTACTTCGGTAATCGCAATTATTTGCACAATTGACGCTAATCACTCAATTTCGTGATTGGTTTGGAGGTTAGGCTGAACTCGCTAACGTCAAAGCACTTGTCTTTCGAGACATTTACGGTTATGATGCACCCTTCAAACACCTGCTCGGTTAGAGCGGAACACAGCGCCTATGGCTGTATGCTGATGGTTACGGCATATCTTAAAATAACCACACTACGATTGGTTACCATAACGGATTATGATAATATGTTTGTAAAGGCTTTTGTAGTGTACTAGTACGTTTTTAGATGTACATTATCACAAATTGCTGGAGTTTAATTCAATCCCAGCTCTTAAAATAGAATTGAAAATAAAAATACAAAAATAAATAATAATAATATAAATGAAAACGTACAATTTTTGGATGCCGATGCGGGCTGGGACACATATATTCCTTCCCAACTGGACGATACGTATTTATCTGGTTTCAACGGAGATGCTCAATTGCAAGATTTCTTTTCTAGACCAGTCAAAATAGCCACTTATACATGGAATATCGGTGAACTTTTGGACAGGGTTTTTAATCCTTGGTCTCTGTTTTTCGGTGATTCCCGTGTGATTAATAGGATTAACAATTACAACTTACTTAGAGCAGAATTGCAGGTTAAGTTTGTTATAAATGGTACTGTTTTTCATTATGGGATGGTTATGCCTTCATATATACCTATAGGTGAATATGACAACTTGACCAAAGTAAGATCTGGTGTCAACCAAGATGCTATAGCAGCGTCCCAACGACCCCATATATTTTTGTCACCCACCAATTCTTTAGGAGGTACTATGTCTTTGCCTTTCTTTTGGAATGCTAACTGGCTTAGTATACCAAGTGCTAATTGGTCTAGTATGGGTGAAATAGAGATAAAGTCACTTAACAAATTACGTCATGCAAATGGTGGTACAACACCTGTTACTATAACTATATTCGCGAGAGCGATTAATGTCAAGGTATCAGTGCCCACCACGTCCTCTAGCGTCGCTTTGGTCCCACAATCTAAAGACGAATATGGGAAACCTATTATATCTAAGATGGCTACTTCAGTGGCCAGTGCTATGGGTTTCTTGGAAAGAACACCTGTGATAGGACCGTATGCGAAGGCTACTGGCATGATAGCTACAGTGATTTCGTCAATAGCTTCGGCTTTTGGGTATAGTAGGCCTAACATTATTACAGACACTCAACATATGAGATTGTTGACTTTTGGTAATCTAGCTTCCACAGATACCGCAGATACATCGTTTAAGTTAACTCTTGATACTAAACAAGAGCTCACTATCGACTCGCGCACTGTGGGGTTAGACGGCCAGGATCAAATGACCATATCTTATATAGTCACTAAACAATCTTATTTAAATTCGTTTGTTTGGACTGTAGCAGATCCTGCTAATACTCTTTTGTATAGCATAGGTGTTACCCCTTGTCTGTATAACATGTACGCTACATCAGAAATTCACATGACTCCTGTTTGTTTTGCAGCATTACCTTTTAAATATTGGCACGGTACTATGAAATTTAGATTTCAGGTCGTTGCTTCGGCTTTACATAGGGGTAGACTCAAAATAGTCTACGACCCGTGTGGTATTGATCCTACAGTTCATCCAGATTACAATGTGGCTTATACCCGTATTATAGATATTACTGAAACATCCGATTTTGAAATAGATGTGGGGTGGGCCAACCCTTTGGCATTTTTAGAGGTTAGTGGCATTAATGTTACATCTTTGCCTTTTGCCAATTTGGATACTGTCGATTATTTGGACAACCATTTTAATGGAACTATATCTGTTTACGTGGTCAATGATTTAGTGGTGCCAGGAGCTACCACTAATAATGAGGCTGAAATCAACGTGTTTGTTTCAGGAGGTGAGGATATGCAATTTGCTAATCCGATTACCACGCATTATTCCAATTTGTCCGTATTCGAAAACCAGAGTGGTATGGATACCATTGCTGATTTGTGTCCCACAACAGCTTTACCTGTTGAGGAGGTCATGCACAATTCGACTGATTCACACGTTAATGACGTGTATTTTGGGGAGAGAATCGTGTCTTTTAGATCATGTCTAAAGAGATACAATAAATACATGGCGTTACCATTAGACAGCGAAGCGTTATCTGGTGATCAATATGTCTCTTTCACAACGTCAAATTTTCCGTTAAATTATGGACATGATCCCTCTGGTGTCGCTCAATACGGTTTTCCCACACCTAAAACATATAATCCTGTTTTCAACACTTTGTTAACTTACCTGACTCCCGCATATGTAGCCCATAGAGGCACTATACGTAGTAAATATAGATTAGTGACTTCTGATACACATTCAGTATCAGATATTACCGTATCTAGGACTGATGTTCAACACGAACCTTGGACCTTAACACAAGCAGCAGATGTTACAGTGGCAAATACACCATCTGAGAACCAGTTGTTGTTGTTATCGCGCACCACCAATGAGTGGGAAGGTGTCTACAAAACTGTCAATGGTGGTTATGTAGCCAATGAAATTGAGTTTCCTGATTATAATA